CAGGCCTACTTCGGCCTGCCGCGCAGTGCAACATCCACTCAGTAGAGTAATCTACTGTTTCCAAAAAGGAGCAGCTCTCAATGTCCAGTGCAGGTAAGCGGACCCGCAGTCGTCCCCTCAAATTTGCGTACTCTGGTAAAGAGATACGGAAAAATGGAGGGAAAACGTTTGTGGGTTACCAATCACCTGCTGGCAATGCAGTTATTGCCACTGGAAGACAGACTACTGTCTCGGAGTCTCATCGCTATGATCATATTCATGGTCATTTCGATGGAGGAGGGCCGTTTTACACGGACAAGGTAGAGTACGGAGTTTCATCCCGTACTGTACGCCTTGAAAAAGGTGGCAATAATGCGGAACTGTGGTATACAGGACCGGTATATTGTCCTTTTCCTTCCTCTGCAGAGTACACGTCGTTAGGTGTTGACTCTAAATTCACACCTCGGTCAGAGACTGATTTTACTGACCTTGATGCGGATGGAGCCACCGCCATTTCGATTGTGTCCCCTGTAAACCCGACTTCAACTCTAAGTACGGGCTTCGCCGAAGGTATTCGGGAGGGAGTTCCATCCATCCCGGGTATACAGACGTGGAAGCGTCGTACGGGGCTGGCCAAGTCTGCAGGTTCAGAGTTCCTGAACGTGGAGTTTGGCTGGCTTCCCCTTGTTGGGGAAATCTCTAAGGTTAGAGACTCCGTACGGTTTCATCGTGATATACTTAATCAGTATCATCGTGATGAAGGCCGTAACGTTAGACGAGAATTCGCGTTTCCGATTGAGAGATCAGGTGGCACCGTTGTTGGCACTGGTCATGCTACTTTCCCTGGAGAGGGAAATGCATGGTCTACTGCCATTGGTGTCCCCCTGTCAGAGAGGGTTCTCACGCTTGAGACAAGCGTACGTAAGTGGTTTTCAGGATCTTTTACCTATGGCTTACCGTCCCAAAGTGACTCTTGGGGCAGGGCTATAGGAATAGGATCCGATGCCGATAAACTTTACGGCATTGCACTTACACCAGATGTTATCTGGGAGTTAACTCCCTGGAGCTGGGCCGTCGACTGGTTTACGAATGCTGGTGATCTTATCACTAATTTCACCAACTTCGAGCTAGCCGGCCAGATTATGCGGTACGGTTACATGATGGAAGAAAAATCCACCAAAATAACCGCATCCTTGAGAACCTGTGCACTGAAAGGTGCAGAGACTCAAGCGGGCCCCCGGTCTTGGGTCGAACATCGATCCAAAATTAGGCGTCCGGCTAATCCCTTTGGATTTGGGCTATCCTGGGAAGGTTTGTCACCCACCCAAGTGCTCATTGCTGCTGCAATTGGAATTACCCGATTGTAGTCGCAGTTTACTGCAACCACAACAGGCGGTTTCCACCGCCAGAAATGAGTGTGCCATATGGCACTAGCCGATCCACAGAGCATCAAAATCAGTGGTGTGACTTCGTCACTCCCTCGTGTTAAAACGAAGGATGGCGAAAGCACCTACATGAGTTCTGATGGTCTAATTAAACTGACGCTCTCTACCGTAGAAGGTAAGAGGAAGCGTCATGTTTATAGGGTCGACGTTGAGAAGGTTACGGCTGATCCGTTTATTCCCGCCCAGAACGTGTCCGTGTCGATGAGTGTTTACATCGTCGTGGACCGACCTCTGGTTGGTTATAATAATGCCGAAGCTCTCGCCGTTGTCACTGGTCTGCTTGAAGCAGCCAGTGAAACGTCGTACAGCGACGTCACTAAGCTACTCGGCAGCGAGTCCTAATTTCTTGGGACTGGCCTAAGAGTAGTTACGGAACTCTCGATCTTGCTCTTAGTGATCGATTAGATCGCTATCGAGCTAAAGAGAGTATCTTCCTCCGATTGTTGGGCGTAAGGTTTATTCCTTACGCTCTTCGAAAGGTTGATGATCAGCATGAGACGAAATCGCTATAGTTATAGTAGATCGTCCCGTCATAGGCTCCATTCAGTCACGATCTTTTTGATCGCTGCCTTTATGGTCCTTATGAGTTTCATTCTCCTCGGGCTCAGCATTCTTAGTCATTAAAGACTAAGTCTTCTGCGCTCCTAGATGCTGTCTGGCTAAGGAAGATGTCCCCCTATTAAGGAGGTATCTTGAAAAGCCTGACAACACTCTGGAAAATACTCGCCGAAGATATGGCGAGTAGATGCTGTACTAGCGCCACCATGGACATTAAAACTGTCCAAGGGCGGTCAAAACATGAGGGGTTATCGTTTCTCACAATAACCCTTCCATCCTTTGGCAAGGACTTTCACAAAGCTCTTGACCAAGGGTTGGTAGCCCGCGACATGTTTAAGGAGTTTCGACTCCTACGACATGGAGGGATCCCCGTATTTTTACAGGGATTCCTCGGGCTTGTGTTTGACCGGAATAATGGTGTCCTATTGGACTATCCGGACATAGATGCAATTATTGCTGTAAGACAACTGACGTTGATCTTCAGCAAGATTCATCTCGAGTGCAGTGATGCACGCGTGATGGCCGCTATGCACGATTATGTTCAATGTGACTCTGAAGTGAAGGTTGCTGATGCCCGGCTTGAGTCTTCCGATAAGGAAGACTTTGGTAGAGTATCAGCTTTACTGTTTAGTTCACTGTTCTCCAAAGTAGACAAAAAGATCTATGATGGAGATCATATACCTAAACATGGTCCAGGAGCAACTGTCGATGGTCTTAGAGGAAACTCTAAGTATCGATTGCGCGACTGGACCACTCGTTTGGAGAACGGGGGTTTCCATTCTGGAGACTTCCTGTTTCCTAGTGCTTCATATTTTGTGGAGCACTATGACGAGCTTCACTTCAGGGAACCCGGTGCTGAGATGCCCGTTAAGGTCATCCCAGTCCCTAAGACGCAAAAGACGCCTCGTATAATTGCAAAAGAGCCGACATGTATGCAGTATGCACAACAGTCGGTTCGAGAGCAATTGTACGATGGAGTGGAAGATTGTTATCTCTCCCACTTTATCGGTTTTGAGTCACAAGAGCCTAACCAGCTCCTGGCTCGTGAGGGTTCCAGCAATGGATCCCTTGCCACGCTAGATCTTAGCGAGGCTTCCGATAGGGTCTCTAATCAGCTCGTCCGTCTGATGTTGCGACGGCATCCTCCTTTGCATGAGGCTGTCGAAGCATGTCGGTCTAGACGAGCTGAAGTTCCTGGTAAGGGCGTTATCCGCCTTGCCAAGTTCGCGTCTATGGGTTCGGCTCTCTGTTTTCCTGTCGAGGCCATGGTATTTCTTACCATGGTCTTTATCGGGATTGAGAGAGCCATAGGAACACCATTTTCCAATAGCGCTCAATTCGAGCGTTTTATTGGTTCGGTGCGTATCTACGGGGATGATATTATTGTCCCAGTAGATTATGTACATTCCGTTATCGACACTCTCGAGACCTTCGGGTCAAGAGTAGGTGCCGACAAGTCTTTCTGGATCGGAAGATTCAGAGAGTCTTGTGGTAAGGAGTATTACGAAGGCCATGACGTTTCAATTGTCAAGGTCCGACGGATGTTCCCTACCTCTCGGAAGCACGCTCCTGAGGTCATTTCATTGGTATCTCTTCGTAACCAGTTGTATCATTCTGGTTGCTGGAGTGCCGTGAAATGGCTGGATCAGAGGTTGGAGAAGATGCTCAAATTCTTCCCCTATGTCTCTGCTTCATCCTCAGTGCTGGGTCGTGAGTCCTTTCTCGGTTATCAAACCGATAGGGTTTGCGAGCATACACATGCCCCTTTGGTTAAGGGGTATGTTGTATCTTCCAGGTTACCATCCGATCCATTGGATGGCCCTGGAGCCTTGCTTAAGTTTTTCCTTAAGCGCGGCAGTCTGCCAACTGCTGACAGGAATCACTTAGAGCGCGCAGGGCGCCCTCGTGCCGTCAGCATCAAGCCGAGGTTGGCCTCGCCTTTCTAGGCAGGTCGTAAAGGGCTTCACCTGCTTGCAGGTGACGGTCGTTAATTCGACCAGGGAGATTTGCGTTG